CATTACTCTGGAACCAGGACTATGGTCTTTAAGTAATTATGGAGATGTATTGATTGCAACTATTGCTAATGGAAAAACTTTTAGTTGGGACTCATCTATTGTAGCAAGATTAACTACTCCTGCTTCACAAATTACTCCAGGTTATCCAACGAATAGTAATCCTACCGCAACGAGAGTTACTTTAATTTCACCAACAACACGTCACTTAATTCATTTAGGAACAGAAACAACTCTAGGAAGCGCGGACACTCAAGATGATATGTTTATAAGATTCTCTGCAGATGAAAGTATTAACGAATACACAGTAGAAGCAACTAACACAGCGGGAACTCAAAGACTACAAGACGGAACTAAAATTGTAGGAGCTGTTGTTGCCAAAGAAAATATTCTGGTCTGGACAGACAACGCACTCTATGCAATGAAATTTGTAGGTGCACCATTTACATTTGGATTTGAACAAGTAGGAACTAACTGTGGATTAATTGGACAAAATGCAGCTGTTGAAATAGATGGTGTTGCATATTGGATGTCTAATAATGGATTCTTTTCTTTTGATGGTACAGTAAACTCTTTACCGTGCGCGGTTGAAGATTATGTCTTTGATGATTGCGATACAACTAAAGGTCAACAAGTATGTGCAGGAATTAATAACTTATTTACTGAAGTAACTTGGTGGTATCCAACATCTGGTGCTACCTATAATGACAGGTATGTTACTTTTAATTATGGAGAAACCAATAAAAATCCTTTACCAATGGGTAATTGGTATACAGGAACTAATACTAATTCAATTAGAACAACTTGGATTGACTCACTAGTTTATCCAAAACCTTATGCAACTGCTTATGATAGCACTCAATCAGGTAGTTATCCTACAGTAATTGGGGAATCAGGATTAGGAAGAAGTGTTTTATTTGAACACGAAATAGGAACTGATCAAGTTAACCCTGATGGAAGTACTACTATATTAACTTCTTTTATTGAGTCTTTTAGCTTTTCTTTACAACCCGATCAAAGTGAGGTATTTCTAGCTATGAGAAGATTCTTACCTAACTTCAGAGTTTTACAAGGAAATAATCAAGTAACGGTCGGAGTGTCAGATTATCCAGCCGATAATATGGCAGCTACATCTTTAAGTCCTTTTACTATTACATCTACCACAGAAAAAATAGATACAAGAGCAAGAGGACGTTATGCAAATTTAAAAATTGAGAATACGGGGATCAGTGAGAACTGGAGATTCGGAACTTTTCAAGTTGATCTACAACCAGATGGGAGACGATAATGGCAAAGATAGTAGTAAGATTACCAGAACCTAAAAAAGAATATAGTGAAGATAACCAAAGACAAATTAACAGAGCATTAACTACAATTATTGAACAGTTAAACTCTACATATTTAACACAACAAAAAGAGGACCAAGAACGATATACTTGGTATGGATTAGGCTAATGGCAAATATATATAAGAATGCAAAATTAAGTTTAACAAGTTCAGTAAACACTGCTTTGTATACAGTGCCTTCTAATTCAAGAGCTATTGTTAAATCTATTTTAATAGCTGAAGATGCTAACTCTACTGCAACAGCTGAAGTAACATTAGTGGATGCCGGAGCCACAGCTTATATGGTTGATAAAGATGTGAGCTTAAGTGCTAAAGGAAAAGAACAAGTTATAACTGAACCTTTAATTATGGAAGAAAGTGAAATAATAAAAGTAGATGCAACAAGTGGTTCAGTAGATGTTATTGCGTCAATTTTAGAAATAAATAGGGAGGATAGATAATGCCATTTGTAGAACAAGAAGAGTCATTTGATAAGAAGATAGTCAAAGGCCAAGAAATACTGGTATATAAACCTAGAGTAGAAGTAACGATTAAACACATAGGAACTGGCAGAGAATATATGTCAGATATGGAGGCACAAGCTGACGTAGACAGCCCACTTACTGATACAAAAAAGGAGCATATATCAAGAAGTGTACACGTTAAAATTCAAAGTATACCTTTGGGTGCGGGTACTAACACTGTATAGGACATTGACGAATGGTTAAAAACCTAGTAAATTGTATGATACGCGCACATTTACAAGTATCGCACACTTGCCTTTTACTATTAATTTAAAGAGAAACTATGGGATTATTAAAAAAAATATTCAAACCAGTATCGAAGGTATTAGACAAGATAATACCTAATGAAGTAAAGCCTTTCTTACCTTATGCGGCAGCTGCTTTTCCTATGCTATACAGCGGAGGATTAGGGGGCCAGACTTTAATGCAACAAATGTTAAGAAGAGGTATGATGTCTGGAGCTTTAAATATTGGTAGTCAGTTAGCTCAAGAAGGAAGTGAAGGAGATATCAATTTATTATCAGCGGGACTCGGAGCGTTGTCAGGTGTAATGACTGCACCAGGAACACCGGGAGTAGAAGGAGTTCCTCAATTAGGTATTAAAGCTAAAGAGGGAATCCCAGGCGCAGCAGAATATTTTACAGGTAAAGCAGGTGATACGGCAATGGGACAAATTTATAGCGGATTAGGAAAAACTTCTAAATTTATGACTGATCCTGGTTTAATGAAATATTCAATTCCAGCAGCACAAGGAACAGCAGATTTAATGTACGCAGAAGGAAAGAGACTTGAAGATGATGAAGATGAGGAAGTTGTTGAAGAAGCAGGCTACACTGATGCAGCTTACAGAGCCGCGATCAGAAAATCTATGGAAGCGTATGGCGCAACAGAAGAAGAAATTTTAGCTGCAATTGAAGCAGCAGGATATAAATCTGGTGGAAGAGTTGGTTTAGCTTTTGGTGGTATAGGAGCAGCAATTGACAATGTTAAGCGAAATGAGATGGAAGAATATTATCAAACTTTTGGTAAGGATAGATTTCTTTCTGAAGCCTTTGACGAATATGGTGGTCTTCTAAGTAAAGGTGAAGGATTTTATGATAAGGTAGAGGAAGATATAGAAACAACAGGTAAGTTTCCTGAGCCAGAAAAATTAAAAGGGTGGAAAAAAGAATATGAGGATCTTCAAGAGCAATCTGACATAATTATGGACAAATATGAAGATGGTTTTGAAGGTAAATTAACTGAACAAGATGATATGGATAGAATTAAATATTACGAAAATAAAGAAAAAGAATTAGAAAAAAGAGAAGACGCTATAAATGAAAGAGACGCAGAAATTACATTAAATAATTTAGATGCCAGTGAAATTACAAGAACTCCGGACTTTCAGGCGTGGTTAAAACTTTATGAAGCTAAAGATCCACGAGCTAAGTCACATCCTTACCACGAAGAATTTGAAGACGTTTTATATAGTGTTTTACCCGGTAGAGAGGAGTCATATATGAAAGCAACTGATTTTGCTAGATTTAAAAAAAGTGGTGGAAGAATTAATAAAGCTGAAGGTGGAGTACCAAGCGTTTTACCTAAAGGAATAGAAGCAGACTATAGAGGTGGTGGATTTATTCCTATAGGATCAAGAGAAAGAGCTGATGATGTACCAGCTAGACTTTCTGAAAATGAATTTGTAATGACTGCTGATGCAGTTAGAGCAGCGGGTGGAGGAAGTGTTAATAAAGGTGCAAAGAGAATGTATGATTTAATGCACAACTTGGAGGCTAGAGCATAATGGCAGAAAATGTTACAATAAATAAACCAGCACCGATACTTACAGGCTCACTTACAGCCTTTTTAAATGAATTAGATAAACTAGGAAAAGGCGCAGTACCATCTGCCTTTAAAGGTCTTGATACATCTGCGTATGCACCACAAGTCGCAGGTCAAACACAAATGCAAAAAGATGCTGCAACAGCTGCAGCAGGTTTAGGAGCATTAACAGGTCCAGATGCATACAAACCTTATATGTCTCCTTACCAACAAGAGGTAATGGATGCAACGCTATCTGAATTTGACAGACAACAAACTATTGGTGGTTTAGGTTTAAGAGATAAAGCCATTCAATCAGGTGCATATGGTGGTGGTAGAGAAGGAATTATGCAAGCAGAATATATGAATCAAGGTGCAATGAACAGAGCACAACTACAAGCACAATTATTAAACCAAGGATTTCAACAAGCTCAAGCAGCAGCAGGAGCAGATCTTGCAGCACAACAAGGTCTTGGAACTTATCAAAGTCAGCTAGGCCAACAACAACAACAAGTAGCACAAGCTCAACTCGATGCAGCACAGATTGCAGCTAAAGAAGCGCAGTTCCAACCATTCACTCAACTAGGATTGATTGGTCAACAACTAGCGCAGATTCAACCTGGTGCATTTGCTACGCAAACAGTAGGTCCAGCAGCAGCAGGACCAACAGCAAGTCCTATGTCACAGTTCTTAGGCGGAGCAGCCGGAGCAGCTGGGATTATGGGTAAACTAGGAATATTCGGATAATGAGTAGAATTTTAAGACGACCATTATTTAGAGGTGGACCTGTCTCCAGTTATGGAACGGGGATCGCAAGCGGTT